AACACAACCCCAAGCTATTTCAGAATGTCCACAGGTTGGATTGTAACCGGGCAGTTTCGGATTGGTATAATTACCGTGCGGGGTAATAGGAAATCCTTGTACTGCAACTTGTTGTCCAAATACCATCACTGGTCCACCAGCTATGGCCCCATACAAAACTTGACCCGCAACACCCACAAGTCTACCACTGAGACCAGGAGTATCAGTAAATCCGCCTACAACCGCTATGGGTAATCCTGCTGCCATATTATGTTATAATTCCACCTTTGGGTGCTGTTTTAATTCCAGTGGTAGTTTCAATGTAATGTACTTGAACTCTATCGGCAGTGGGAGTATGCATTATTACATACTTTTTTTCCAGCACTATATTAGTATTTATATCACCAGAAACCAGGCTTTGCATAAGAGCAAGACCATTGGGGGTAGGAATGCCGGTGCAGGGTTTGTTTAACACATAATGGTCCGCTGTTTCTTCTACTATTTTTGCAATGGTTTCATCACCATTTACCAACTTGAAAGTCACAATATCATTTACTGCATATTTTTTTGATGAGATTAACATAATTATCCTTTTAGTTCTGTCCAAAATTCTTCTGGTTTGGCAGCTAGACCCTGATAGCCACCTTGAATTAATGTCGTACCATTGAAAATTTGTGGCACACTACGCAAGCCTTGCTCAATCAAATAGTCACGAGCTTCTGTACGAACTGCCACATCGACTGCGGTATATTCAATGCCTCGACTTTCTAATAGTGCTTTTGCCATATCGCAGTATGGGCAATCATTTTTTGTGTAGATTGTTAGTTTCATATTTTCCTTATAATGATGGTAACTGATTGTAATCTAAGTCGTCGCTCATTACACCGATAACATAGTTTGTTGATTCTGTTTCTTGTAATGCCGACTGCTTCTTACTGATATCAGTGTGCTTGTTGAACCACGGAATTGGAGTGGTACGTGGTGCCGAGCCTTGATACTTGATACCAATTTGCTTGAGTGCATCTACCGCAGTATAGTCCACAAAGTCCATTAGGATATTGGCATTGAGACCAATCACAGGACCTTTCTTAAACAAATAAGTGGCCCAAGCCTTTTCCTCAAGAATGACATCTCGATAAATCTCGTAAACTTCTTCTTCGCAATCGGCCTTGACTTCTGCAAAGCGAGGATCTTCTTTAATAACCTGATTGATCAAGAAAGCAGTCCAGCCTTTGTGTAGTAGTTCGTCTTGTAAGATAAGACTGATGATGTTGCCATTGCCAATGAAGATTCTATTCTCTACCATTGCCAGACTTGTAGCAAAGCTGACCATGAAACGGAATGCTTCAAGAGCATAACTGGCGTGCAAGGCTAACCAAATTGCTTTGATGTGTGCATACTCTGGAGTAGCAACTCCAACTTCCTTGCGACAGTTAATGATATGCAGATTATCATAATATTCGCCTACACTTGATGCCATGCTAACAATTTCTTCGGTGTCGTGGATAGAGTTGAACACATCTTTAGGCACATTGTAAATGTTACGGATAATGTGACTGTAGCTGCGACTGTGAATGTTTGTTTCAAAAAAACTCCAGTTATACATTAGTGCTTCAAGCTCGGGCAAGCTGACACACGGCGTAAACACCTGTGCAGGACCGCGTCCTTGTAAACTGTCTAAGGCTGTTTGGCGTAGTAGGTTACTGGTAAAGATATGTTTTACAGCATCACTGGCATCTTTAAAGTCGGCAGCATCTTTGGTTAGACTGATCTCTTCAGGTACCCAAAAGAATCCACGTGCTGTAGTTTCAAAGTTGGCAACCTTGTTATACTTGACTTCTTCGAAACGTTGTATAGTAACTGGCCCTGCTGGGTCCAGAAACATCTTACGATTCAAGTAGTCTGTTTTAGTTTTTAAGTCGTATTGTGCTTTGCTCATTGTTCTAATTCTCTTTGTTTACGTTTATTTTCTTCTCTAATCTTTGCCGCAACTCTCATTTTTGCCTTTGCTTCTTCTGACATTGTTTTACCTTGTTGGGACGCCGACATCTTTGCTCTGGTTTCTGGTGACATTGTTTTCCCACGCATACCTCTATTAGGAATTCTCTGTTTTAATTTTTGTCTTGTTTCTATAGAAATAGGAGGTCGAGTAGTTGCTGCAATTGATAGTTTGGCTTTATGCTCCTCTGTTAACGTCCTGCCTTTTTGTGCAGCAGACATTCTTGCTTTGGTTTCTTTTGTACGTTTTTGTCCTACTCTTTTCTTAGCGGCTTCCTTTTGTAGATTAGGATTACGGCGAGCAGGATTATTATCACCTGACATAGATTCTGCGTATTGTCTGCGAAGCCAACCATATGCTTTATTATTTCGCTTACCATTATTAGTCATTGAACCTGTTGTCATATTCATTGCTGCATACAACAATTTTTGATTCCCAGGATAAATTTTACACAATAATAAATGAGCAATATAATGTTCTTCGGGATACAATCCAACTAAATTTTCTTTATCGTCGGTGCCACCTAAACAACGAGGCAGGATATGATGTTTTTCGACATACCCTACTCGTGCTACATCACAATGCATTAAATTGTTATATATTTTTTGATAATTCATTTTATAATTTGCAGGCCAGACAATCATCATCGTCGTCAAAATCAATTTGTTCAAGTGGAGTATCTGGGGGTATTTCTGCTGCCATTTTGCTACCTTGTTTATCAATTAGTGAGTAATACATTGTCTTCAACCCCCATAAATGTGCTTGCATTAAATTCTTGGCAATTAGCGTAGTTGGTACTTTACGATCTGGAAAATGCTTTGGCGAATAGAATGTATTAGTACTTATGCTCTGATCCACATATGCTGCCAGCACTGCCGCTGTCTTTAGATAACCCACACAATCTGCTTGTTCCCACATCAGTTGGTATTTGTTTTTTAGTCTTTGATATTCGGGGGCTACTTGTACTAGTGATCCAGCTTTCGATTCCTTGACCGTAATCAAGCTCATTGGCATTTCAATGCCGTTTGTGCTGTTAATAACAACACTTGAACTTTCCACAGGAGCAATAGCCATTTGTGTGGCATTGCGTACACCGTGTTCTTTCATTTGAGCACGTAGGGTTTCCCAATCAAGTTCGGGTGCAAAGTCAGCAAGTTCATTGACTCCCGCAGCACGTAGTTCCCAAGGAAATACACCTTGTCCATAGCGTGTCTTGTTGCTGTGCGCACACGCACCACGTTCTCTAGCTAGTTCAACCGAAGCTTCTGTTAGATAGAAACTTTGGTGTTCCATCCACGATTTAATTTCAGCTAACGCATCTTTGTCACCGTATTGTAAGCTGCGCTTGGCGTGCCAATAGGCTAGATTAGTAATGCCAATACCCAATGGACGAATTTCATCGTTGCTAAGTTTGCTTTGTATGCTCAAGAAGTCTTGGTAGTCTAGAATATTATTGAGACTACGATGCAGTATGCGGCAAGCACGACGCATATCTTCTGGATTACGGAACGCACCCCAATTAATCGATCCCAGTGTACATAATGCAATACGACCTTCATCGTCATCTAATCTCTGAAATGGCACTGTGGGCAGTAAGATCTCGCAGCACAAATTGCTTTGGAAGATGGTATGATACTCGGGATCAAATGGTCCTTGATTCATTACGTTGTCGATGAACACAAGATAAATGCGTCCTGTGTCTGTGCGCTCTTTAAGTAACCCAGATTTGAATACTTCTTCAGCACTCATTGTTTTCTTACGCAGGTCTTTACGTTTTTCGTATTTGACATATAGCTCCTCAAACAGAGCTGTATTGCTATAGAAAGCTTGATGTAGGTCAGGCACTTCGTTGGGATCAAAGAATGTGATCATTTCTTTGTTCTTGAAGCGGCGCCAAAACAATGCACTTAGAACAACACCGTAGTCCATAAAGCGTACACGAGTTTCTTCTGTGCCTTGATTGTTTTTAAGCACAATCAGATCATCAAATTGATAGTGCCATATGGGATAGAACACAGTGGCACTGGCATTGCGAATGCCGCCTTGGCTACAACTACGTAGATCGCCGAACCATTTCTTTAAGAACGGAATCATACCTGTGTGCATGATCTCGCCGCCGCGGATAGGTGCTCCGAGTGGGCGTAAACGACCAATTTCAAGACCAATGCCAGCACGTTTGGCGGCATACTTGGCCATCATTTCTCCAGATGCAAAGATGCTATCGAGATTATCGTCACTGCGAATAAGAACACAACTACTAAACTGTTTAGTTGGAGTGCCGAGCCCAGCCAACACAGGGGTAGCAAGAGTGAATAGTCCGTCTGACGCCGCATTGTAATATTCCTTGATATATTTCATACGAGCCAAATTAGGCTCTTCGCTGTGAAACACAGTAGCCGCAGCCACCATGTAACGTACTTGAGGTGTTTCGTATGTTTCTTTTGTAGTGCGATTGCGTACTAGATATTTTTCGATTAGCTGCTCAATTGCAGCATAGCCATATTGCTCATCTTTCTCATGATCGACAATATCGTCCATCTTATTCCAATCATCCTCGGTATACCAAGTTAGTAGTTCACTTGTGTATACGCCAGCAGCTACGTTCTTACAAACAATTTCGTACAGGCGAGGTGGCTGATATTGCCCATATACATCTTTACGCAACATACTGAGACGTTGCTTGCCTGCTACATATTGATAATTGGTATGTCCTACATCAGAATTTGTTTCTACGTCAATTAAGTCAACAATGGCACGTAATGTAATTTCGTCAATTTCTTTAGTGGTAATTTTATCATAAAAATGTGGTTGACTTTTGATTTCTATCATTGACTGACTTACATCTGCGATCCCTTTACATACTTTTGCTATTTGCGCTTGCCATTTCTCTAGATCGAGCGGAGTCTGGTGTCCATCTCGTTTAATAACTTGAATAACCGTCATTGATGCCTCTTAATAATTATGTAATTGTAATTCTTCTGCTGTATAGCGTCGTTTTAACACAAGGATTTTTTGAAACTGTTCTTTATTTACAGTTTCTCCGTCAATCAAATTAATAATACATTTCCCTTGATTGATCCAGCATAAATTATAAACGTACTTAGTTTCTGGATCTTCGTATACACGCATTTCAATGTCTAAGTTAATTCTATGCTTAGTTAACAATATAGTATACATGATTCCTAGACATTTTGCAATATCACAATAGTGATTTTCGTAAATTAATGTCCACGGGTCTGGCCAATTTTCTACATCGGTTGGGTCTAAGTAATAAGGCGTGAAAGGGCATCGTTGCCAAAATTTGGCAACAGAATCAATTGCTTGGTTAAAGGTTAGTGAGTCTAAACTTCTTCGAAATTCACGCCAGTGAGCAATTCGCTCACCGGTATCAAGTTTCCACATTTATTAAGGTCTGAAATAATTTAAACTGTAGGTAAGTATTGCTGCATTTCCCGAAGTAGTTGAAGTATATTCAATGTTTCCGGTTGTAGTGTTGGCACGTAAAGAAACTCCAACATTAGTGTCTTCTGTATATTCTTCATCCGTAGTATATGTACCGCCAATGCCCGATACTACCAATCTGCCGGTGCGTTTTCCGCCTGCGTGATTAATCATATAATCCATTACTAGATTAGTATAAGTCCCGGGATAATTAGAAATTCCGGTTGTAGTAAAACTTCCGGCATTGTTGAGCGTCAATGATTGGCCGTACCCTAGAGTTTTACGTCCATTAACTACGCCAATGTCGTGAATGAATTGATACGATACATAGCCATTATCCTCAACATAAGGTATAGTAGGAAATGCGCCACCGTCAAAAAACTGGTCCGATACACTGAAATTTTTGCTGCCACTGAAATTTATTGCAGGATAAGCAGCAACTCCAGATGGGTTAACAACAGATGGTGCATTTAAACTATTAGTTAAGTAATCTTGTGTTCCGTAACCAATATAGGTATTTTCGCTGGATATTAAATTGTTGACACCAGTGTGTCCATATATTCCTATGTTAGCACAATAACGGAAATAGTTGTTTCTAAATGTTATATCGTAAGGTAGAACAGATCCACTTGAAACTGACGTGTTGTTTCCTACATTGACAAAGTGATATACTTTGTCAAAATAAGAGTCAAAGAATGTAAGAGTGTGACAATCTTCGTTCATTTCAACACCCACGCCAATGCACAAAAAATCGCATTGGTTAAATATTAAATTGTTAACAGACTGTGTCTGTGATCTGTTGGGAATATACACTCCTGCTATACCAGACCCGCGGTAAATGTCGAACACTGGGTTAGCGTTGTCTAAGCTAGAAAACAACAACGTAGAATTTGCAAAATTATCATAGTTAGCTACATCGCTGGTTACGGTGTATAGTCCACCAACTGGACCAGTAATACTTTGAATAGTACCACCCAATCCAACTGTTTGTGTAGTTTGCGATGGACCGCTAGAGGGCCACCCGATGGGCATACCAGTTACCAATCCCGATACGTTATTGGTGGTAAAAGTATAGGCACCAAGTGTACCTGTTGCTGATTTTGACACGGCATAATCTGCAGTAGTGCCAGTCAACAAACCTTTAAACATTACACGAGTAAAAGAACCAGCAAATGCTCCATCAATTAATAGTGCAGGTTGATCAAAAGTAGGACAATACTGCCAAAGTGCTATGTCGCTTAAATGATATTCTTCAATGAAGGGTAAAACTCCATCAGTATCTGGGTTGCCATATAGAGATCCAGTTTGACCAAAGCTATCAGCAAGTTGTGCCAATGGACCGTTGAATGTACCAATTATAACCGACGAACCTTTACCGTCACCTTGGATTTTAGTAAATGGCGGAATATTAATCGTACTGGTAATTCGATAAGTACCGGCTGGAAAATATATTGTTCTGTGAGTTGGTGCTTGCGACTGTCTAGTTAGCGCACGGTTTATAGCAACTGTATCATCCACAATGCCATCGCCGGCAGCACCGTAATCTTTGACACTTAAAAAATCGTCAAGTTTATCTTGTAGTGTTCTATATTCTGGGTTGTTAATGTCTGTCCCAGTTATTGCCTGTGGCCCTGGGGACAACCCTTTAAATGTGTATACTGTTTCGCCACCTAATAAATCACTATACTCAGTTAATACTTCAGTTAACCCTTCAGTCGGTGCGCCTTCATCTAAGGTACCATTTCCGATAAAAAGTCTACGTTGGTCTAAACTCCACCCGAATTCGCCGCTGGCCAGCTGAGGCAATTCCTCTTGTAAGCCACGACGTACTTGTATTCTGCTGATCTGTACAATTGCCATACTTAAACCCCGATTTTATTGTATCTTGTATTTAGCATATTACCTATAAGGTATATTTCCAAAAGTTTTTTAAGTGGTGGCTGCGTTCTTCAGCGGTAATAGTAGGGCTTGTTGGTCCAGAAAAACCACACATATTGCATACTTTTTCCGGTTGTTTTTGCAAATTAAACCACTCAATTATTTCCTCATCGGACGACAATGGGCTTACAGTTTTATAGTCTTTTAGATACGGAGTCCAAATGTCCTTGTTTGCAATACCAAATGTATCCAGTGAGTGTTCTAGCACTCCCATCGGAGGGCACTTCCATAATGTACCCTTATAAAGAGTAACAAAATCTTTTGCCTGACATCGTGCGTGATTTTGCTCATACCATTGGTCGTTGTACTCGTACACCGGCTCCATTGTTTCGCCGTGACCTTTGTAATGTGTACACCAATGTATTTTATATTGTTCGCAGGTGGTAATGCCCACGTGTGTGCGTTGACCGTTAACTAGTAATCGGTACCAAAGTTTAGTATTGATTTCGTATTCATCGAGCCAAAGATCCCATACCGCAGTTCTAACATTGGGCAAGCTCATATGATATTCGATAATCTTATCTTTAAGTATTTCGACGTTTTCTTTAACCTTACTAAGATAAGGTTCTATACCTGTTTGTATACTAACAACAATGCTTAGTCCAACTTTCTTACCTATTTTTGTAAAGCCTCCGCTGGCATCAAACAGGCGTGGTATTTGATCGTAAAGCCGATCTATGTAGTAACCGTTAGTGTTGACTGTTAGTCTTTGTCCTACCCCCGGGAATTTTTTAATCCCCCAAATATCCCTAACTGCTTCTGCCCATTCAGCAAACTGTGGATGCAAAAGTGGTTCGCCACCAAATAGTGTAATAGTCTGGGGGTCTATCTTAGTGGACCAAAATTCCATCCATTCTAGGCTATCCTCAACTCTGACAATGCCTTTGATATTTTTATGGTCGCTATGAGTAATACACCCTTTGCAGGCTAAGTTACAGCTACGTATAATAGGTAAGTCCAAGTGCGATATTTTTATTTTTTCCATTATACGCTCAGGTAATACAATTCTACACGCTTATTCCATTCATCTGTCCAATAAGCAAACTCGTCGCCTTCGATAACAAATTCCAAGTACTCGGGTGTCGAGTATGTTTGATCTTCCAATAGCTTAGGTTGCACTGCCATTAAAATTGCACCAGTATCTATAGTAGTACCGTGAGTATCATTGTGTGCTTGGGCATAGGCGGCCAGCTGAATAAAATAATCCCCAATCCATTCACGTTTTTTAACTTTATTACTTTGTTTAAAGTCAATAATTGCCGGCTTTCCTTTCCACTGCCCAATGCAATCGGTTGTGCCTGCGTATAATCCGCTATAGTACACAGGTACCTCACTGCCCCAAAACTCGTCTACTTGTACTAATCCTTTAAGTATGATCTCAGCTGCCATGAACCAGCTTGGGTGTGCATACGGATTAGACGGCAATGGTTTCATATCATCGCTTAATACATATGATTCTAAGTAGCTGTGCATACGTGTTCCACGATTGGCTGCTTCTGTGGTGATTTGTTGAGCACGTTCCTCACCTACATTTTTTTTCCATTGTGCCAATGCTTCTCTTGCTTCTGCTGGTTTAGTTCGGTCAAGGATTGTAGTAACACTGGGAACTTTATCTCCGTTGGGTAAACAATAATGACGTTTACCTTCTAGTGTGGTTCTACTTAATGGTGCATAGTTATAGCGTTGAGTTATCATAGTATTTTATGTTGTTTTACAAATTGCTTGTAGTATATTTCGCGTTGAGTCTTGTCTAAATTAATTTGTTGTAGTAGGTAGGTTCTAGGTATTAGTTTTTTATTTACGTCAATTGAACTTAGTTTATTTTGAAAAAGATTTTTATCATTGTGTGTTAATAAATCAAATAATTTTGAATTCAGTTCTGCAGATGAGGTGTTAGTCCTTACATCAAATTCAGCAGACACTTCTAAATACATATCCCATAAGTTTAAATTTTCTGGCCAGTGATCTAATTCTGTTACAGTACTAGATAAAAAACTATACATAGTCATTGACTGGTTGCGCGGATCGGCAAATATTGGATGCTGCTTACAGTCAATTAAGTACTCTTTCAATTGGGCTCTATATCTGACAGGTAGTGCCTGTATGTCTAAAAATTGTGTGCCCAATACTAAATTAGTTGTCATCCAATTTAAATAAACATTATGCTCTTTGGACCAGTTGTACCAGTAGTCTAAGTATTCTCTAATATAAAAAACATTATTTAAACTGAAAACTGGACTAAGATTAAATTGCCAATTTAACTTATGCTGATTTTTAATTTGCACTAGTAAATTTATATTTTCTTCTACTCTTTTAAATTTCCCGGGCCAACGCACAAGATGGTAATTGTCTCCTACACTATCAATACTGAGTCCAAAACTTACGCTCTTAAATTGACAAAATATGTCTGCCAAGTCTTGATTAATGCGAGGATTCAGTGACGTAGTTAATCTTATACCAATTTGTTTAGCCAAGCCGGAGTTGATTATCCATTGCATTAACTTCCTTGCACCTGGTTGCAACAATGGTTCGCCTCCCATTAAGTGTACATAAAAATTATCAATTTTGCAATGATTATCTAGTATATATTGGGTAATAAAATTCCAAACAGATGGATCGTTTGATAAATCAACGCTACGCCATTCAACTTCTGCTTCTAAATTTCCAATTTTTGCCCAGGTGGTGCTATCTGTGGGAGTACAACTTCTGCAGGCAAGAGTGCATACATTACTAAACTTGATTCTAAGTTCCGATGAATTAAGCTTTTGTTCTTGGGAAAACTTTTTAAGTACACTGAGGTCGTAAGATAATATTGTTCTGATTCTCTCGCTGGTGCCGCCGTGTAGTTCTTCTAGACGACAAGTATTACAATCCTTGGGCCATTGCCCAGCAGACTGCTGCTCTTTAATTTTTTTAAATGGGTCAGACCCAGAGTCTGGAACAAAATCACGTATGTTTAAATTACAACAACAAGTGACTACTTGTTTAGTGGGTGTGTCTTTTCTAACATCAAGGGTATGGTAGGGGTCAATGCAAAGAGTAGGATTTTCTTTAGACCAAGCAAGTTTAGCTTGGTACTCCGAATCAATTGACATTATATTGTAAAACTTTCGCCGCAGCCGCAACGTGCCGCTTCCTTGGGATTTTTAAAGTCAAACCCTTCGTTTAGACCCTGTCGTGCGTAGTCTATTTCAAGACCGTCCAAATAAACTATATCTTTTCCGGTTACCCATATTACTGCACCATCTTGTTCAAATTTAAACCAGTCACGTGTAATAGGTGGGGTATCTAAGTATTCTAATACATATGCTAGGCCCGAACACCCTGTGGTTTTAACGCCCACTTTAATACCCACGCCCGATCCACGCTTGGCAATATTGCTAACAATTTTCTTAGCTGCTGTTTCTGTTATAGTAATCATTTTTTTGCCTTTGAAACTGCTCGTTGAAACTTTAACTCACTTACATAATCTTTAAAGACTCGGCCATCCAAGTGGTCCAGTTCGTGTAGGAAACATTTTGCATCTATGTCAGTGAAATCTGCGGTATATGCATTTTGCTGCATATCTTGCCACCCGACTTCGACGGTCTTAGGTCTAGATATTTTTAACATCACGCCCGGAAAACTTAAACAACCTTCGTCTGCATCAAATAAGTCCTGGCTTATACTCAACAGTTTGGGATTAAACATTACAATCTGTCGGCCAGCGTGTGCGCCTGCCTGTACATTCATTGCCATAACCCGATAACAAATTCCAACTTGATTCGCAGCAAGACCTAATGCTAACTCGTTTAACATTGTGTTAACAAGGTCTTGCTCAACAAAACGTTGTAATCCCAAGGGAGGATTATTAAAATCCCAGGGCCGGCAAGGTTTAAGTAGTACTGGATCCGGCCACTTCTTGATTGGTAGTATCATGTTTTTGTCTATAATCAATTATTGCCGCTTTGATAGCATCCTCGGCTAGAATACTACAATGTATTTTAACTGGCGGTAGTGCTAGCTCTTGAGCAATTTCAGTATTTTTAATAGTTCCTGCTTCGTCAAGGGTTTTTCCTTTGACCCACTCAGTGACCAGGCTTGACGACGCAATCGCCGAGCCGCAACCATATGTTTTAAATTTTGCATCCGTGATAATGCCATCTTCAACCTTGATTTGTAACCTCATTACATCTCCTCTAACCGCAAGCTGGGGCACCGACTAAGCCGGTCCCAACTTGCGCATCTCCTTTATCAAATGTTCCAACATTTCTTGGATTTTCATAATGATCTAACACTTTATCGCTGTATGCCATATTATTCCTTTATAGGGCTATAAAAACTTACTTATCAAAATATTCAACAAATTTTGGCTGTATTTGAACTATCGACTCTCCACGGTGTTCATCTAGTATTGTAGTGTATTTTATAAAATTTTCAAACTTATTAGGATTAAAATTATCCTGTTCTAGTATTAAAATCAAATTTTGAACACCAATACGAGGAGTGTTGCCTATAGAGGTTGATAAATTTTTTAATTCTTCTATTAGTGCGGATCGTAATTCAGGTGGCACATTTTCTACAAACAATTCTTCAACGTCGTTAACTATGTTGATGCCGTGGCTGTCTGCTGCTTCGGGAAAACGGTTAGCAACATAGTTAACGATATTGCTGACATCAAAAATATTATACAGGCTTATGCACGATGAAAATAACAACTCGTGCCCGCAGGATCTAACACGTTCTATATTTTGCATCACAGTAGCAAAATCTGAGCCGTGCCTAATGTAATCATTTACTGTACCGATGCCATCTAAACTGATTGTAAATGTAAGATTAGTAAAACGATTTAATACTGCTAGCCAATCATCAGTTAATCTATTTAGACTTGTGTTAATTACCAAATTAACTGCAGGATTGACATCTGCAACACGCCTTAATAAATCTAAGTTAAGTGGTTCAACCAATGGTTCTCCGCCTGCAAGATAAATTTTCTGTAAATCTTCGTTTAAGAGTATTTCGTGATCTGTTCTAGAGTTTGGTGTTGTCCAAAACTTTCTAGGCCACTGACTTTGTAGTTTTTTATATTCTTGATTTATGGATGTACTACTTCCGCTGTTACACATACGACATTTTAAGGTACAGGTATTACTGTAGCGCAAATCGTAACTTGTAGGAGTCACTATTTCATTGGCTTTAAATTTTTCTATATTATGTTCTAGGCTTTGTCTTGCACCCAGCAAATTAAGCCAGGCAGGAGTTTCAAACATCCTGGGACTATGCCCGCCTTGATCCTCAAACTTGTAACAACTGCTACACTCTTCGGGTCTGTCCCCGGCTAGCATTTTAGTACGTACTGAGTTTATTCGAACAGAATTAAAACTCTCTATAGAATTTTGTGTAGGATTGTCAGATTGTGTTTGTTGTCCGTAACAACAGATATTATGTTTGTTGTTAAAGAATTTTTCTTGATGCACAAACGGCAAGGGGCAGAAACTGCCATTATTGAAATTCATTGGTTGATTTAAAGTTTATTTACTGGCTGCTCGACTAGCCATTTTGCTTACAACTTTACTTGGATCCCCAGCTGGTGCTCCAGCAGCCCCAAGAGGGTCGTCGGAATCAAGTGTATTCTCCGGGGGAGTTAAATAAATGTATTTGGTGCCGTTTTGTCCGTCATCTTTAATTGATTTAATCAAAGACTTTACTGTGTCGTTACTTTTAAAAGCTGCATCTAAATTGGCAAAATTAAAAGCTTCGTTACCAGGAATGTTGCGTACACGTTCAATTACTGTGTCTACTGCAACACGTGGAGTTATCGCGCCACTGGATTCAGCTTCATTGCGAAGCCATTCCAGTGATGTGATCAAAGCAGAATCACCTCGTGTATCTGCTTCATCTTCGATGCCTTCAAATTCAAGACTCGACTCAAGTATGATATCGCGAATACGCATTAACGACGCTCACGTCCTAGTTCTTCTTCGCCACCAGCTGCTGCATCAGTTGCGTCAAATCCGTCTGTGTCCATGTCGCTGTCCATATCTGGATTTAGAGGATCTCCACCTGCTAGATCTGCACCACCTGCTAGATCTGCACCGGGTGCGCCTAAGCCCATATCCATTGGCTGCTCAACCTGTTCTCCAGCTAGTGCGCGAACTGCTGTGTCGGCTGATTCACGTCCTGTACTCAATGCATCGTATAGTGTAGTTAACAATGGACCAATTGCACCTTTAAACTGCTCGGCTTGTTCACTGCCAATTTGATCACGGATTGTATCTACTAGAGCAGGCATTTGTTCGTTCTGCATCTTGCCAACTTTCTCAAGCATATCTTGCACAGAATCAACCATATCTTTTGCAGCTAATACTGCTTCGCTACGGCCCATTTCGCTTTCAAACAGACCTTGCTCGCTGTTTAACCAACGATCCAAGCCCTCTTTAACCAGCATAAGTTCCATATATTTAGAATTCTTTTCTGCTGTGTGGCTACCAAAGCTGCGCTTAATATTTGTGATATTTTCAGCAAGAGCTTTGCTTAGACGTTGTGCCTTAGCATAAGTTAAATTATCATAGTCAATGCTAAAGCCAAAACGGCTTTCCATAACTTTGTTAATTTTCTGTGGTGTTACTTCGGTACGCATTTCGGAGAGTCTCATAATTATTCCTAAACCAATATAGTAGTATTTAGTCTTTTGTTAATTCTTTACAACATTCAAAGTGAAATCTTTTCATTATTCCCAGACTTTGTCGTACTTTGCAGTCTTGTGTATTTTTAATATTTTGTCTTTGGCTAGCTCTAAGCGTTTTTCTGCTATATCTAGCCTTGCTTGTCTAACATCGGCTTTAAAATAATCTTTCTGTTTTAACGCACTATCTAAACTTGATCTTAAACTACACATATCTGTATAATTTTTATTTATTTCTTGATCTAATGCTAGTATTTCGTTAGCAAGTTTAAGATGAGATTTTATTCTATATATTGTGTATAGTATAGCACTTATCTTGTTATCAAATCTATGAATTAATTCTCCGTGATGATCGTTTACATCACAGGTTTTATTAGGGTAAACGTGCAGCTGATATAAACCAATTTTATACCCGTTTTTTACTGGTATGCAAGTAGTTTCATTTTTATCCCGCTGTATCCTGGCAAGTTCGCTTTTGGTCCATTTTTTAATTTTTTCAGAAGCATTGCTGATTTCTTTTTCTACAAACGGCGAGAAAATTGTGGGTGTGGGTTTAGCGTATTTTTTTTGTGTACGTGATCTGGCCATTGTTATTACGGCGTAACAGTATATCCTGTGCCGTTAGTTGATTAGCAATTTCTTGCTCTCTCTCATTGAGATTATTTTTCGATACAGAAGGCTCGTGACTAAATCTGCCTAGCAAATCGGCTTGTTCATTGTTAATGGCTAATTGCACATTATTAAGTAATTCGACTATTTTCATTTCATTATTAGATGTACTAACAGTCCGATCACGGCTGTTAGTAAAACTCCAATTACACTAGTTCCGATTGTAATTAATGTTTTATTGCCCTCATTGCCTACTTTGCCGATACCATCTTTGATCTCGACAATATGATGTTCAATCTTACCCATTCTAGATTCTAGACTGTCTAATTTTTCTTCCAAGTTAGAATACCTCTCAGCACATAATTCTACGTGCGCTTCTAGGCTCTTCTTTTCTATCTCTGTTGCTGGTGAGGACATTATGTCTCGTTCTCCGTTTGAACGATGCTGTTCTTGTGCCTTAATAATGTGCCTTAAATGTGAGCCTGTGCGGTGCCGTAGCATCAGCTTATATTTATTACTGGGTGTATTTCTTTAAAGTATATATTTTTAATTGTACCGTAGGGATAAAATATGGGCAGCATAAATTTAGCGGTTTCTGTTAGCCCAGTTATAATCGGCACCTGTTCGAAATCTGCTTGCAGGCCACCTAGTTCTTTATTGTTTAAATCGTATACACCTTCTCGTTCAATGTTCCAATACCAGACCCAAATCTGTTGTTCGCCAGAGTAAAAGTCACCAAATTCAAAATTTTTCAATGACACAGTAGAAGAAACGGGAGGTCTTATATATTGAGGTTGTGTTCTGAGTCCTAAGCACTGGATAACTGTTTCCCAATTGCGTTGTTGATTGCGTTCTAAGCTATCCAATTGGTTACTACGAATTACTCCGGTAGCTGTTATATCTACTAGACTGTAACCTGCAAAAAATTGTAATCCTGTATTTGACATTGTACACGTATTTAGCGGCCATAAAAAAAGGCACTACAAGAGTGCCTTTTTGTTTTGCGTTGGAACTATTAAGCTAGTTTAAAGCCTGATGATGCAACAGTAACGCCTGGACCTGCGTAAACGTTTGCTGTAGAACCGATGTTACCTAAAGTACGTACGATTGTCTGGAAGTCGCTTGCTGACATTGCACTACGCTCAGCTAAGATGCTGATCTGTTGTGCGCCACTTGTGCCAGCGTCAATCTGATACATAACAACAGTAGCGTTGGCTTGTAAAGTGCGTAAGATTGTTTCCACTGCACCACCTGTACCCAATTCTGCTGCTAAGTTAGCTGCGCCTGATGCTGCACCAGCTGGGAAAGTAACTTTGTAAGTCGAAACTGGACTTGCAATACCTGTATTGATAATAACTGCATTAGCGTTGCGAGTCTGGTCTGTACCAACGTTAACTACGACTTGTGCATCACCTGCATAACGTGTCTGAATTGCCATGTTGTAAATCTCCTAATATGTGTGCGTATACCGCATACAGTTATTTATGCAACAGCCATAAAAAAAGCAGGCATAAAGCCTGCTTTTATATAGTTAAAAAACTATTAAGCTAACTTAATGCCACCTGAACTAGCAACTGTAGCTGCGCTAGCGTCAACTGTGCTTGCTGCACCAATGTTAGCACCTAATGCACGGATAACTAACTGTAAGTCAGCAGCCGAAACAGCACTACGCTCTGTCAGAACGCTGATCTGGCTGTTGCTGTCAACTTGGTATGCAAGAACTGTTGCATTGCCCGAAACTGCACGTAGAACTGTCTCTACTGCGCCACCAACTGTTAATTCTGCTGCTAAGTTGCCGCCCATACCTGTAACTTTGTATGCTGTGATTGGGCTTGCAATACCTGTATTGATAATAACTGCGTTAGCATTTTTTGTTGCTGTGCCAACGTTAACAACTGCTTGTGCGTCTCCGTTTACTCGTGTCTGAATTGCCATTTTAAATCTCCTGATATATGTGCGTATTTCGCATATATTTATTTATAAAAATTTTAAAATTATTATAATCCGGGATTGAACCCGCCCTTATCAACTAGTTTAGCTAGTCCTTGTGGTGTTTTAAACACAAAGCCCTCTCCTTGCTTTTTACCATTTACATACTGTTCAATGCCTTGTACCTGTTGTTCTAGGTCATTTGCAATAGTTCGTTTAAGATTATACAATGCCCACCAAGAGTTAAACAACGACTCTAATCCCTGTCGATTTACATTTAAATATCCTTGGCCTTCTTCGCCTACTAGGATGCCATATTGCTTTCCACTAATATTTCCCTGTAACCAATCAGCCAATGGTGCTGTGGTATTGCCCCTGGCACGCTCGTTTAAGTACTTTAGTAAAGCAGTTCTTGCTGGATTCTCTAATCCTGCTAAGAATTGATCTATTTCACTGCCGCGGGCCAATGCCTGCTTTGCTGCTTTTATTGCACTGGCTGGGTCACTTAATTTAAAACTAGCACCCATTGTTGGTGTTAGTATTGCAACTGTGCCGTATAGATTTAATCCTGCACCATTCCATTGTTGAGGTGGACTTGAATCGCTTGGAAAATATTGGTGTACTGCAATTCCGCCGACGCTGTCTTTTATTTGTTGACCCAATTGGGAATTTGCAGGAATACGGTATTCAACTTTATTTGGTTTAAAAACTAATTTTCCACCAACAACAGGAAGTGGTTGGCTCCACATTAAGTCTCCCCAAAAAAATCCAGGACTTGAACCTACTGCTTCCGCTAATCCGGGCCAAATAGCTGCAAGCTTTGGGTATAAGTCTGCTCTTAGTTTGCCGGATGCTTTTTTACTATCCCACTTTTGCCAATCTTCTGGGCTAAGTGCAAAATATTTTGCATCAAACATATACTTGTCCATAACAGCAAGTTGTCCACCCTTTACTCGGCCAAAAATTAATGCTGGGAAGCCATCAAATTTGATTGTAACGCTCGACGGATTTTGTATAAGAGATAATAGATTGTCTAATGCTTGTGTTGCTGCTGCTGATCCACTAAACACGCTATCTTCAG